TAAACGCCTTTAGAGAACGCATGGAGTTCCCAGAACTAAAAAAACGGGCGGTGGATAACTGGAAAGACTGGAAACCAGATTCAGTAATTATTGAGAAAAAAGCCTCAGGAGCGCCTTTGATCTATGAACTAAGAGCAATGGGCATTCCTGTTCAGGAATACACTCCAGTCCGGGGGAACGATAAGATCACAAGACTTAATTCAGTATCAGATCTCTTTGCCTCAGGTAGAGTCTGGGCTCCCCCGACCCGCTGGGCAGAAGAAGTGATAGACGAAGTCGCCTCATTCCCCTCGGGAGAGCACGACGACTACGTAGACACCACGTCTTTGGCCTTGATGAGGTTTAGAAAAGGCGGTTTTATCCGTACACTCTTAGATGAAGAAGAAGAACCGGTTTTAAGACGCAAGGCAAGTTACTACTAAAGGAAAATCATGGCTATTGAAAAAGCTTTGAACCAGGCCCCGCTGGGAATCCTCGCCGAAGACCTTGGAGAACCCGATATTGAGATTGAGATCGAGGATCCTGAGTCGGTAAACATACGGATGGACGGGTTAGAGATTGAGTTAAATCCTGACCAGGAGACTTCAGAGGACTTCAACGCTAACCTGGCAGAATTTATTTCAGCCGAGGAGCTCGCTCTTATCGCCTCGGAACTTATTGGGGACTTTGATGACGACATCGCCTCTCGTAAGGACTGGATCCAGACCTACGTGGACGGGTTAGAGCTTTTAGGACTCAAGATCGAGGAGCGAGCCGAGCCCTGGGAGGGGGCGTGTGGGATATTTCATCCTCTCTTAGCTGAAGCCCTAGTTAAATTCCAGTCTGAGACCATGATGTCCACCTTTCCTTCTACTGGGCCGGTGAAGACTCAGATCATTGGTAAGGAAACGGCAGAGAAAAAAGAGGCCTCAAAGCGCGTTCAGTTGGATATGAACTACCAATTGACTGACGTGATGAAGGAATACCGACCCGAGCACGAGAGAATGCTCTGGGGCCTAGGACTCTCGGGGAATGCCTTTAAAAAGGTCTACTTTGACCCGAACATTGACCGCCAGGCCTCAATATTTGTACCAGCCGAGGACATCGTAGTTCCCTATGGCGCCTCAGATATAGATTCTGCTGAGAGAGTCACTCATGTAATGAGGAAAACAGAGAACGAGCTCAGAAAACTCCAGGTCTCTGGGTTTTATTTAGACGAGGACTTGGGTCCTCCTAACAACACTCTGGACGAAGTCGAGAAAAAGATCGCCGAGAAGCTTGGTTTCAGAGCAACAATCGATAGTCGGTACAAATTACTGGAGATGCACGTTAATTTAGACATCCCAGGGTTTGAACACAAGGACAAAGACGACGAACCCACGGGGATTGCTCTGCCCTACGTCGTGACGATCGAGAAAGGCTCCGCGACCGTTTTGTCTGTGCGGCGGAACTGGCAACCAGACGATGAGACGTATCAGAAGAGACAACACTTTGTTCATTACGGCTACGTTCCAGGCTTTGGTTTCTACTACTTTGGCCTAATTCACCTAATCGGCGCCTTTGCTAAGTCTGGCACCTCGATAATCAGGCAATTGGTAGACGCCGGAACACTGGCCAACCTACCCGGCGGGTTTAAGACCAAGGGACTCAGAGTCAAGGGTGATGACACACCGATCGCACCTGGAGAATTTAGAGACGTAGACGTCGCCTCGGGGGCTTTAAAAGACAACCTTCTTCCCCTTCCCTATAAGGAGCCAAGCCAGACTCTGTATCAGCTGTTTAATACAGTGATCGAGGAAGGGCGTAGATTTGCTAACACGGCGGATCTTCAGATCTCCGATATGTCTGCCCAGGCCCCAGTGGGAACGACTCTCGCTATTCTGGAGAGAACCCTTAAAACCATGTCTGCGGTTCAGGCCCGGATTCACTACTCGATGAAACAAGAGTTGGGGCTATTGAAAAAAATTATCGCTGCCTACACACCAGAAGAGTATAGCTATGAACCAGTCGAAGGACACCGGTACGCGAAACGGGCGGATTATGACGACGTGGATGTCATTCCAGTCTCGGATCCCAACGCATCAACGATGGCCCAGAAGATTGTTCAATACCAGGCGGTCTTCCAGCTTGCGCAGACTTCCCCTTCCCTTTTCAACATGCCTCTGCTTTATCGTCAGATGCTAGACACCCTGGGGATTAAAGAAGCGCAGAAGTTAGTTCCGATGGACGAGGATCAGAAACCAACAGACCCCGTCTCTGAGAATCAAAACGTCTTGATGGGTAAACCCGTGAAGGCTTTTGAGTACCAAGACCACCAGGCGCACATCACGGTTCACATGAGTGCAATGCAAGACCCGAAGATCCTCCAGTTGTTACAAGGCAACCCAATGGCCCCGCAGATGCAGGCCGCCATGATGAACCACATCAACGAGCATTTGGGCATGGAGTATAGGAAACAGATCGAGCTCCAGCTTGGATTTAATTTGCCGGCCAACAAAGACGAAGTAGGGGAGGATATTCACATCAATCCCGAGGTCGAGGCTCGCCTGGCCCCGCTACTTGCCCAAGCAGCCCAAAGACTCCTTCAACAAAACTCGGCACAAGTTGCACAGCAACAAGCTCAACAACAAGCCCAAGACCCAATGGTTCAACTCCAACAACAAGAGCTGGCAATCAAACAGGCCGAGGTTCAGAGAAAAGCCCAGAAAGATCAGATCGATGCGCAGCTGCGTGAGCAACAGATCAAGATTGAGGCCGGAAGAATCCTGGCGCAACAACAGATGGAAGAAAAGAGACTCGCAACAGAGAAGCAGATTGACATGTTAAAGACCGCCGCTCAGATGAGAGATGGAAAAGAGCGAGAGGTTATGAAGATCGGCGCGGAGTTAGCAAAACAATTGTCCAATCAGGCACACCAGAAGGAAATCTCCAGGGGACCTAAATGAAAGAAATTGAAATCATTGTTGGACACGTAGATGAGAAGGTAAATCAGTTGCGCGATTACTTAGCAGATGGTAAGTCTGAGAATTTTGAAGAGTACAAACGAATTTGTGGCGAGATACGAGGTCTGCTCGTTGCGAAAGGGTACGCATTAGACCTCAAACAAACTATGGAGAAAGCTGATGAGTGAGCTGTTAATCGGTACAAACCCCGAGAGACCAGCGGTAGTAGGATCAATAAACCTTGAGGCGACTAATGAGGAGAAAGCCAAACAGTTGCCAAAGCCTTGTGGATACCGCATTTTGTGCGCGATTCCCGAGATTGAAAAAGAGTTTGATGGTGGTCTAGCCAAAGCAGATACAACGATTTACTTTGAAGAGGTGTTGACCACAGTTCTATTTGTAGTAGAGCTCGGGCCGGATTGTTATAAAGATCCGTCTCGATTTCCAACGGGACCCTGGTGCAAAAGCGGCGACTTTGTTTTGATCCGCCCCAACGCAGGAACCAGGGTCATTATTCATGGTACCGAGTTCAGAATAATCAACGACGACTCAGTCGAGGCGGTTGTTCAAGAACCTCGTGGTATCCGGCGTAAATAACAGGAGGACAAGATGCCTGAAATGGAAAAGAACGAATTTAAGTTTCCAGACGAGAACGCGGTGACGTTTGAAAAAACTGACGACCCGGAGATCGAGCTGGAGATTGAGGACGACACCCCACCAGAGGATCGAGGCCGTCAACCTCTCCCGGAACCTCTCAAAGAGGAACTGGAGAAGGACGACCTGGAGGCCTATGACGATGAGGTCAAGACCAAACTCAAGCAGATGCGCAAGGTCTGGCATGACGAACGTCGAGAGAAAGAGGCTGCCGACAGGGAGCGTCAAGAGGCTTTGCGGGTTGCCCAGGCCTTAATGCACGAAAACCAAAGGATCAAAACAATCCTGGATACTGGGGGCAAAGAGTACGCCAGCACCCTTCAGAAAGCCGCGAGTTTAGAGCTTGAAATGGCACGTCGGGCCTATAAAGAAGCCTATGATTCTGGGGACTCTGACGCGATTATGTCGGCCCAGGAGAAGCTTACTGACGCCGGATTGCGGGTGCGCCAGGCGGAGAGCTTTAGGATGCCGCCTTTACAACAACAAGAATATGTAGTACAAAATGCGCCATCGACCCAAGAGGAACCTCGTCCGGTAAATCCAAAGTTAGCTGCGTGGCAAGAACGCAACGACTGGTACGGTAAAGACGATGAAATGACCGCTTCGGCACTCGGCTTACACGAAAAGCTGAAGAAGAGCGGTGAAGTCCAGATTGGGTCTGATGAGTATTACGCGATTTTGGACAAAACAATTCGCAGACGGTTTCCTGAGCATTTTGAGGAGGCCGAGGTTCAAAAGGCCAAGACTGAAACTCGCACAAAACCGAGCACGGTTGTAGCCCCAGCGGTTAGAAGCACGGCACCACAGAGGATCCGGCTCAAACAAAGCCAGGTCAATCTGGCCAAAAAGTTGGGATTAACACCGCAGCAGTACGCCGTTGAACTAAGCAAATTGGAGGCCAAAAATGGCTGAGCAAAATAGAGCATCACGAGAAGTCCAAACCCGAGAAGTATTTGAGCGTCCCAAACAGTGGAGGCCACCAGAACTTCTCCCCGAGCCAGACAAAGAGGCTGGGTATGCTTATCGTTGGATTCGCGTTTCAATGTTAGACAAGGCTGACCCACGTAATCTCTCGTCCAAAATCCGAGAGGGCTGGGAGCCCGTGCGCATTGAGGAGCAACCTAAATTCAAACTGTTACTTGATCCCAATAGTCGTTTTAAGGACAACATTGAGATCGGCGGGTTGTTGCTCTGCAAGATCCCGGAAGAGTTTGTTGATCAAAGGTCCGCGTACTATCGGGACCAGACACTTTCTCAGACCGAGGCTGTAGACAACCACCTAATGCGCCAAAGTGACCCGAGGATGCCACTCTTCAAAGAGCGGAAATCTTCAAGCTCCTTTGGTAAAGGAACTTAAACTTTTAGGAGTTGATAATGGCTTACCCTACTGTTGAAAAACCGTATGGCTTTCGCCCGATCAACCGAATCGATGGGCTACCTTATGCCGGTGCTACGCAGCAAATTCGTATTGCCAGCGGCTATAACACCCCCATCTTCTTTGGTGACACGGTAAAAGTCGTTGACGGTGGCTCTATTGAGCTATCTGGTGCAACCACCACGGGCACGATTGTTGGTGTATTCATGGGTGTTCAGTATGTAAACTCGCTAGGACAGACCGTCCAAGCGCAGTACTATCCTGGCACTGCTGTGACCGATGCGATCGCTTATGTGGTTGTTGATCCATTCGCTGAGTTCCGTGTGGCTCTGACCACCTCCGGTACTCCCGGCACGGTGACTGGTGCAAACCAGACTATCGTGGGTGCAAACGTGGCCACTGTTTACGGTACAAGTTCTACCTCTACTGGAAACTCTGGTTCGTCTGTTGTTGTCCCTGGTAACGGGGAAGGCGCCGTGACTACCCTTCCGTTCCGTGTAATTGCTGTTGTTCCTGATACTGCGAAGACTGTCGGCGGGGTAGAGATTTATCCCGAAGTGGTCGTCAAGATCAACAACCCGCAATACACGGCACTGACCGGCACGGATTATACGGCTTAAGGAGCTAAATCATGGCTATTTCACGCGCACAACTACTGAAAGAGCTGCTCCCAGGCCTGAACGCTTTGTTTGGTCTGGAGTATGCAAAGTATGGGGAAGAGCACAAGGAGATCTACGAAACAGAGACCTCCGAGCGTTCTTTTGAAGAGGAAACCAAACTGTCCGGGTTCTCCGCCGCTCCGGTGAAGAACGAAGGCTCTGCCATTGCTTATGACAATGCGCAAGAAGCCTGGACGGCCCGGTACAACCACGAGACCATCGCCCTTGGATTCTCGCTGACTGAAGAGGCCATTGAGGACAACCTCTATGACTCTCTGTCTGCGCGGTACACCAAGGCCCTGGCTCGGGCTATGTCTTACACCAAGCAGGTGAAGGCGGCTGCCGTTCTAAACAACGGCTTTGACGCTCTGTATCCTGGTGGCGACGGCGTACCTCTTTTCTCCAACGCCCACCCCTTGGTATCTGGTGGTGTCAACAGCAACATCCCCACAACCCCGACCGATCTCAACGAGACCTCTCTTGAGAACGCAGTGATCCAGATCGCTGCTTGGACGGATGAGCGGGGCCTGCTGATCGCCGCTAAGCC